CCTGCCACGCACTCGATGGTGCCGAGCGTCACGAGTTGGCGAACGCCCTCGCCGAGGTCGGCGTCAGCGGTGACGGTAATCTGGCCGGTGCCGAGCGGCCCGAGCGGCGTGATGTCGCAGCCCATGCCGTCGCCGGTCGGGACCAGAGCGAACAGGTCGGGGCGGTCAGTCGCCCATACCGGGATGCCGTCCACGCGGGCGGCGTTACCGGCCGCGTCAACGTAGGCGATGGTGCAGCCGACGAGTTTCTTGTCGATAGGGAGTAGCATGTCGAAGTCTCCGAGAAAGGTTAGGGTTGCGCCGCTGAGGTGAAGCGTGATGCGAGAGCGCACCGCACGCGGCACAGGATGCGCGGGCGTCTCATCGGAGTAGAACCAGCAGCCGTAGGTGAGCATCAGCACATCCTCACGATGGGCGCGTCAGGCCACAGGATTGGCCACACGGGTGGCGGTGGAGGTGGCAGCCAGAGGTAGGCGATGAGCACGGCGGTCATGTCTCATCCTCCTGCACGTCGCTCTCGATCTGCGTCGCCCGGACGATGTTCCCGCCAGTCGCGCTCGACCGGGAAGAACTCCGGGATGTCGAGTTGCTCTTGGCCGAGGAGGATGCGGAAGCACGCGGGGAGGCGGTGACGGTCGTCTGATTCATGGCGGTCGGGTTCGCCGTCAGCGTCGCGGTGTTGGTGGGCGAGGCCGTGAGCGTGTTCGTCGGCGCGTTGACTACGCCCAACGTGTTCGTCGGAGCGTTGATCACAGCTGCCGAGCCGCCCGCCCCACCACTGCCGCCAGCTCCACCTTGCCCGCCCTGACCACCAGCACCACCGCTGCCACCGCCCCCACCAAGGCCGATTCCGATCCCTACCCCCGTGCTGCTCACCGGCACGGTTACGTTGCCACCACTGCCGGAACCGGTGTTGCACGTGGAACCCTTGCATGTCGCCACCTTCTCGCCGTCAATGAACGTCGTGCCCGCGAGCGCGATCTGCGCGGACACCAGGAGCAGCATTCCGAGCGCGACACCGAAGAACACCCGGGTCCAGCAGACGGGCTGAGGCATCTGGCCATGAGTCGTCATTTCGCCCCCTTGAGGCGCAGCACGAAGCGGTCGATCGACACCTCGGCGTGGGGCACGATCAGCGGCGGCGGGAACACGAGCTCGCCGTCGCCTTCGTGGACCACCGGGCCGTCGGTGATCTGGGTGCCGTTGAGGGTCACCGTGCGGTAGGCCACCGGCTCGCCGAGGGCGCGCGCATCCCGGTCCGGCGTCATGGGGTACGCCTCGGCCTCGCCATGCTCGGCGGGGCGGAAGGCGGGCATGGCGAGGGTGACCGCGGCCAGGGTGTTGCCGTCGGCGTCGAGCAGCTCGAGCGAGCCGCCGTCGAGCACGGAGCCAAGCGTATCGAGCGCCACCGCGGCGCCGTAGTCGGACAGGTTCACTCGACGTCCTCGAGCTGGTAGGAGCCGTCAGCCGTGCGCACGACCCGGCGCCGGCCGCCCTTTTCCTGGGAGAGGTTGTTGATGACGAGCGAGAGCGGTTCCTGCTTCTGCGGCTCCGGCAGCTCGGCGTCGATCTCGGCGGCCCGCTCGTCGATCGCGGCTAGCAGGCCGTCAAGCGTGGTCTGGTCGGCGGTCGAGAACTGGGTGGTGACGACCGTCCGCATCTGCTCGGAAATGACCGCCTCCGGCATGGCCGTGCCCTGCATCACCGACAGGGTCTCCAGCTCGCGGGCCACGTCGGCGATGGCGAAGTCCTTGGCCCAGGCCACGGTGGCGCGACTCTCGACACCCAGGCCGGCGGCGACCAGGTCCCACATGCGCCGCTCCAGGTCCTCCATGCGCCGGGCGAAGCTCACCAGCGCCGAATTGAGAGCCTGGAAGCGGACGGTCAGCGCCAGGCCGGACTCGGCGGTCTGCGCCTCGGGCGACTCGATAGTCAGGCTGACGCGGCGGATGGCCTCCTCGAGCTTGGCGATCACGTCCATGTACACCCGCGCCGGGCCTTCCGACGGAGCGATGAACGCGGGCCCCTGGCCGGCGTGGATCAGCATGTTGTGGGTGCCGATCGCCTCGGCGACGGCCTGCGCGTTGAACTGGCCGGTCTGCTCCGGTGGCACCTGGTAGGTGAGCAGACTGAACGTCTGGCTGCGCAGGATCTCGTCGAGCTCCGAGCGGGCGTTGTAGATGCGCCGGGACAGGTCGGCGATCTGCTCGTACTCGCCGTAGGACGGGAACTCGCCGGACTCGGAAAACGCCAGCACCGGGCAGCGGCCGAAGGCGTGATCGCCCTGCTCGACTGTCTGGCCGGACACGATCACCGCCCACTGGGTCGCGTCCCATGCCCGGATGGCGGCTTTCTGCTGGCCGGTCGCGGGGTCGGTCCACAGGCTGCGAATGCGGCAGACCGTGAGCTCGCCACGGTCGTTCATCTGGAAGTCGACCACGTCCTCGGGCGGCACGGCGACCAGGTAGGGCAGCGCCCGGCGCTCGAGCTGGTCGGCCTGGCTGTCCGGCAGCTCGCGGGGCATGTCCACGAGCAGGAGCATCGAGCCCCTGGCCTTGGCCTGGGCCATGAAGGACAGCCAGAACACGTCGAGGTCGTTGCCGCGCCAGTCGCAGTCCTGGACGAAGGCGTCGTCGAACGGCCCCGGCAGCTCGCGCGACGGCGGCCGCTTGGCCAGGTAGCCGACGAACCGCTGACAGGCCGAGAGCAGGTGGTTCTCGTAGTAGGCCACCGCCGCCCGGCTGGCGTACTTGGCCAGGCTCTCCCGTGGGTAGGGCACCAGCGCCGAGCTGCCGGCGACGCCCTTGGGGCGCAGCAGCTCGCCCACCGTGTCGTAGTCCACGACCGGGCGGAACTCGCCCTCGGCCCCCAAGGCCTCCGCAAGGCGGCGGAAGCGGCGCGCGTCGAGTGTCTGCATGACGCGCAGGATGGCCGCGGGATTTCCGCATCTTGTGGAAATCGCAGGCCAATACTCGCCCGGAGAACAGCGGCGGGAGGCCGAGTCTTGGACATCACGACCTTGAAAGCGAAGCTCGGCGACGAGACGTTTGCCCAGCTCGAGACCTACGTGAACGAGCTTGTCTCGCAGCGCAACCAGGCGCGGGACGAGTCCATCAGCGGGCGCAAGACGCTGAAGACGAAAGCGACAGAGCAGGAGGCCCTCATCGGCCGGATGCTCGAAAAGCTCGGCCTGGACAGCCCCGACGGTCTGGACGACCTGCCGGACGCGCGCGGCCAGGGCGAGGCAGTCAAACAGCTCGAGGCGAAGCTGAAGCGGTTTGAGCGGGAGCGGGCCGAGGCGATCTCGGCGCGTGATCAGCTCGAGGGCAAGTGGCGCGACAGCCGCAAGGCCGCCGCCGTTGCCGCCGCGATCGGCAAACACCAGTGGATCGACACCGACGCAGCCGGCGTGCTGCTGGAGCGGTCGCTGCGCTGGGAAGGCGACGAGCTGCTGTGCGACGTCGAGGGCCGCCTGGTGCCGCTGGAGGAAGGCGCGGCGCACCTGGCGAAGTCCCGTCCGGCGTTGGTGAAGGCCGCTGGGGCGGGAGGCTCCGGTTATCGCCCGGGCGGGAGAGCCGCTCCGGCCACGACCAAGAACCCGTTTGCGCGCGAGACGTTCAACCTGACCGAGCAGATCGCGCTGCGCAAGGAAAACCCCCAGCTCGCCGAACAGCTCAAGGCTGCGGCGGCCAACTAAGGAGCTAGACCATGGCCGTTACCAAGATTACCGACGTCCTCACCCCTGAGGTGTGGAACCAGTACGGCGCGTCCCTGACCGCCACCAAGTCCGCGTTCTGGCAGTCCGGCATCGTGGCCGGCGTGCCCGGCATCACGCTGCCGAATGGCGGCGCCACCGTCAACCTGCCGTACTTCGGCGACCTGTCCGGCGATCTGGAGGTCCTTTCCGACGCCGGCTCGCTGACGCCTGCGGCGATCACCGCCGGCAAGCAGGTGGCCGTGGTCCTCGGCCGCGGCCGCGCCTGGGGCGCGAACGACCTGGCGGGAATTTTCGCTGGCGCGGACCCGGCCATGGCGATCCTCGATCGCGTGGCGGCCTACTGGTCGCGCGAGATGCAGAAGGAGCTGCTGGCGAGCCTCAAGGGCGCGTTTGCCGCGGCCAGCATGTCGGGCAACGTCCACGATATTTCCGGGGGGACCGCCGGCGCCGAGCTGTTCAAGGCATCGACCTTCTTGGATGCGGTGTACAAGCTCGGCGATGCCGCCGACCAGGTGACCGCCGTCGCCATGCACTCGGCCGTCATGGCCAAGCTCGCCAAGGACGGACTCATCGCCACCATCCGCGACGCGGACGGCGTTGTCATGTACGACACCTACATGGGCAAGCGCGTCATCATCGACGACGGCCTGCCGGTGGACACTGGCGTCTACACCTCCTACATCTTCGGTACCGGTGCGGTCGGCTATGCCGAGGGCACCATTGGCGCGTCCGACCTCGAGAGCGATCGCGACATCCTGGCCGGCGAGGACGTGTTCACCATGCGTCGGCGCTTCATCCTGCACCCGAAGGGCGTCAAGTGGCAGGGCACGCCGGCGGGCGATTACCCGACCCGTGCCGAGCTCGAGACCGGGACCAACTGGCTGCGGGTGTTCGAGAACAAGCAGATCCCGATCGTGCAGTTCAAGGCGAAGCTGGCCTGATAGGCGGCAGGCCCGGGGCTTCGGCCCCGGGCTGACGGAGATCGGCATGGGACTGACGGCCTTCAATCGCGCGAGGCGACGACTGCGTGAGCAGCCGCCGCAGCCGCCTGCCGGCGCTCCTCCTCCTGTTGTTGCTGTAGAGACCGTAACGCCAAAGCGCCGAGGGAGACCGCCGCGTGAGCGAGGAGGGTAAGTTGATTGAACGGGACGTTCAGGTCCACATCCACGAACACGTTGCCCCGCTGAGAGAGCGGGTCGGCAAGATCGAGGGGCAGATCGAGGCGCACGCTCGCGAGATCACCATGCTGCGGCAATCCCTGGATGGCTTGCGGGATCGGGTTGACGGCGTTCGCACGACGCTACTCGCCAGCATGGAGAAGACTCACGCCGAGTTGATCGAGGCCATGCGCCACCACAACGAGCAGGACATGGCGAAGGACGACGAGATCAGCCGCAAGGTCAGCAAGGTGGGCGAGGCTCAGGCGTTGTGCGCCGAGCGGCTGGCGAGCCTGCGGTCTTGGATCGTCGGCATCGGAATCGGCGCCGGCCTGCTGGTCGCCGGCATCCAGCTTTTCTACAAGGTCCACGGGGGCGCGTGATGACGATCCTCGATGCGGTCTACATGGTGGCAGCGATCCTGATCGGCGCCTTGATCGTCGCGCAGATCATTGACTGGGGAAGCCAGTGAACTTCGACTGGAAGGCCGTCGTCCGCACCGTCGCCCCGGCGCTTGCGACTGCGCTTGGCACCCCGCTGGCGGGGATGGCGACCAAGGTCATCACCGACGCTTTGCTGGGCGATGGGATTGATGGCGCCACGGACGACATGCTGGCGAATGCGGTGCAGACCGCTTCCCCTGATGCGCTCATCAAGCTCAAGGAGGCCGACCTCCAGTTCAAGCGGGATATGGCCAGGCTGGAGATCGACCTGGAGCAGATCAACGCCCAGGATCGTGACAGTGCCCGGCGGCGCGAGATCGAAACCGGAGACCACTGGACGCCCCGCCTCCTGGCCGGGGGCGTCACCTTCGGTTTCTTCGGTGTGCTGGCGTGGCTCCTGGGCTTTGGCATCCCGTCCAACGGTGGGGAAGCTCTGCTCGTCATGCTGGGCAGCCTAGGCACCGCCTGGGCTGGGATTGTGGCCTATTACTTCGGCTCCTCGGCCGGCAGCCAGCGCAAGAGCGAGCTGTTGGCGAAGGCGGAGGTGATCCGATGACCCGCGACGAGGCCATCGACCTGATCCTGAAGCACGAGGGCGGGTACGCCAACGACCCGCGTGACCCCGGCGGCGAGACGAAGTACGGCATCAGCAAGCGGGCGCACCCGAATGAGGACATCGCCAACCTGACGGTCGAGCGGGCGCGGGAGATTTACCAGCAGGAATACTGGAATCCCACGGCGGCTCGCATCCACGACATCGCGCCACGCCTTGCGGTTGTGCTGTTCGACGCCGCTGTGAACCAGGGCAAGGGTTTCGCGGTGCAGGCGCTGCAGGGCGTGTTGCACGTCAAGCAGGACGGAATCATCGGCCCGATGACGATCGCTGCACTACAGGAGGCGCTCGACGCGCACGGCGAGGACTGGGTCCTCGCGCAGTTCGCCGCGCAGCGGGCCATGCGCTACGTCCAGGCGCGAGCCTGGGCGACCTACGGCTTCGGGTGGATGGTCCGGCTGATGGCGACCCTGCTCGCGGTTGGCAGCGGCGAGACCACGTTTCGGAAAACTCCTGCGCCGATCCTGGCCGAGCTGCTCGACCAGATCGCCAATCTCTTGAAGGTGGCCCGCAGTGAAGTCGGCTGAGGGTCACAACCCGTCGCCGCGTGATGCGGCATTCACTGTCGCAACCGTGAGGTAACTGACATGGCATTCCGTAAGAAACCCCTGCTCGCATCCGGCAAGTGGTACGCCAAGGTGTCCGGTGCTGCTGCCGCCTTCGAGGAATGCGGCAACTTCTCCAAGGCCGAGCTCGGCATCGAGGAGGAGGTCAAGAAGATGCAGGACTACACCCAGCCGGGTGGTGGTACCTACGCTTCCGTGACCCGCATCAGCAACATCTCGCTCAACATGACGTGGCACGACCTCAACCCGACGAACCTCGCGCGGGTGGTGTTCGGCACGACCTCGGCACAGGTCGGCGGCACGATCACGGACGAGGCGCATGTCGCACGCAAGGGCGGCCTGTGCCGCACCGCGCACCCGATGCCGACCTCGGTGACCGTGACCAACTCGGCTGCCAGCGTGACCTACACGGCTGGCACGGACTACGAGGTTCGCCCCGGCGGCATCTTCATTCTGTCCAGCTTCACCGGCGCCGATGGATCGGACATCAAGGTGGACTACACCTACGGCGCCTACGACGTGATCGAGGCGCTGAAGGCGTCGTCCGTCACGCTGGAGATGATGTTCGAGGGCATCAACGAGGCTGACCAGGGCACGGCGGTGCTGATCGACTTCTGGAAGGTCAAGATCGGCGGCGCCAAGAACCTCGGTCTCATCACCGATGACTTCGCGGCGCTGGAAGTCGAGGGCGCGCTTGAAGCTGACACCTCCAGGGGCAGTGGCGAGTCCGCGTACTACAAGGTGCGCATGCAGTAATCCAGGAACCCCCTGAGGGCCAGGGATGGCCCGCCTCTTTCTGGTGACGCGGTGACTTGATGGCAAACCTCTCGCTCGGCGTCGTCATCCAGGTCGTCAAGGACCAGCTTTCCGCCTGGGCCGACCAGGCGAAGGCGAGGCTCGCCAACATCGGGCCGTCCGCGACGAAGGCCGCTGGCGACGCCACGGCGGCGACCACTAAGGCTGCGGCCAGCGTCAAGGCGCTCGGCACAGAGGCCGACAAGGCTGGCCGGCAGTTCGAGGAGTGGGGGCCGGCGCTGGGGAGGATTTCGGCGCTCCTCGGTGCCGGGTTCACGGCCAAGGGCATCGCCGAGGTAGCCGACGAGATGGCCAACCTCGCCGCCCGACTGAATGTCGCGACGGGGTCGGCGCAGGGCGGCGCCAAGGCCCTCCAGGACATCCGCAATACCGCCAACGAGACCGGTGCCACCCTCGGCGCGGTCGGCGAGCTGTATGCGCGCCTCGCACGTTCGACGAAGGATCTCGGCGCCTCCCAGGCGGAGGTGGCCGAGGTCACCAACGTCATCACCAAGGCGCTGGCGGCCTCGGGCGAGGCCGGAGCGGGCGCCGAAGCGGCCATCATCCAGCTCGGCCAGGCCTTCGCATCAGGCACGCTGCGCGGCGACGAGCTGCGGTCGGTGCTCGAGCAGGTGCCCCGCCTGGCGCGGGCGATCGCCGACGGGCTCGGGGTGCCGATCGGCAAGCTCCGCGAGCTCGGCGAGGCCGGCGCGCTGACCTCAGAGCAGGTGTTCCGCGCCGTCCAGTCGCAGCGCGAGGTCATCGAGCGCGAGTTTGCCCAGCTGCCGGACACGATCGGCCGGGCCGTGAACCGCGTCAGCAACGAGTGGAAGATCTTCATCGCCGAACTGGACCGGACCACGGGCGCCAGCCAGGCAGCGGCGAGTGCGCTGAATGCTGTCAGCGCCAACCTGGAGAGGGTCATCAGCCTGGCCGAAACGGCCGGCATCGTCATCGGCGTGACTTTGGTGGCGAAAGCCATCCCCGCCATCAAGGCCTTCGGCGCCGAGCTGATGGCCGCCACCGCGACCACGGGCGGGCTGACGGCAGCCATAGCCAAGGTTCCCGGCTCCATCAAGATCGCCGTCGCCATCGCCGGGGCCGAGATCGCCGTCAACACCGTGGAGGGCCTGGCCAGGAGCCTGGCGGCCTACGTCGAGGGATCGGCCGAGGCGGAAGCGGCGTCGGAGCGTTCGCGAGACCGCTGGCGCGAACTCGCCGTTGAAGCCAACAAGACCGCCGTCGCGTTCGATGAGTTCGCGAACGTCCGGGTAAAAACCTCCGAGGAGGTCGCCAAGCTCACTGACCAGGAGCGCGATGCGTACCGTGAGGCTCTTGCGGGAGCGCAGCAGTACCAGCTCGCCATCTACCAGAACGCCCTCGCCTGGGAGGGTCTCGGCAAGAACACCACCACGGCCCAGGAGAAAGCGCAGAAGGCCGTGCAGGCACTCAAGGCCGGCATGGTCGACCTCGAGCGCGGCACGGCCCTGGCCGCGAACGCTGCCAAGAGCCTGCTGTCGCTTGACGCCCTTAAGCTGGTCAACCAGTTCGACGATCTTCGGAAGCAGGGCAAGACCCTGGCCGAGGCGCTGCGCGAGGTGTCGTCGGCGTTCGACGCCGGCAGCCTGACCAAGGTTCAAGCCTACGGGCAGGCGCTTGGCGAGCTTGCTGATCGCGGCATCCTGACCGCGAGGGACCTGCGCGAGGAGTGGGAGTCGGCGCTGGCGCCCTTGTCTGCCGAGCGGCTGGTCGAATTTCAGACTGTCGCGCTCGCTGCCTTTGGCGACACCCGGCAGGAAGTAGCGTCCCTGACAGCGGCAACCGATGTCCTGTCGCGCCGTGCACTGGCCGAGCTGGGCGTGGATGCCGACCGGGCGCTCTCCGGGATGTCGAGCAAGGCGCGGGAGGCGGTCGCGTCGGTCGATCTGCTGATCAGATCCACGACCCAACTGAAAGCGGAAGGCGTCGAGGTCGGCAAGGTGTTGGCCGAGGCGCTGACGGCAGCGATCGGGGCAGCCGACACTCAGCAGGCTGTCGATGCGCTGCGCTCCCGGATTGAGGAGCTGGGCAAGGCGGGCACCGTTGCCACCAAGGACATCGAGACCCTGACGGCGGCCCTGACCGAGCAGGCCGCGAAGATCACCCCCGGCATCCAGACTGCGAAGGAAGCCTACGATGCGCTGGGCATTACGTCGCAGGCGGCGTTGCAGAAGACGGCGGACGGCGCGCGGGATGCCTACGAGGCCCTGGTCCGGCTTGGCGTGCCGCTAGCTGACCAGCGGGCCGCTTTTCTCGCCTACACCGAGGCCGCAATCGCTGCCAATGGCGGCGTGGCGTCGGCTGTGCTCAAGGCCAAGGCCGCCACGCTGGGGCTGTCTGGCGAGCTGTCGCGCCTATCCGGTTCCACGACCCAGGCCGCAGCGGCCCTGGAGGACCTGCGCGGCATCCAGGAGCGCGGCGTGAGGGCCGCCGAGCGCAACACCGATGCCGTTCGCGAGCATGGCACTGCCATGGTGGCGGCGGCACAGCAGGCCATGGAAAACGCCAAGGTGCAGGGCGATGCACTCGGCATCGCCGAGGCGACGGTCGCAGTGCGAGAGGCCGAGGCCAAGGCTGCGCAAGAACTGGCTGTGGCGCTGGCAAATGAAGCGGCAAATGCTTGGAACAACGTCGCGGCCATGAAGGCCAAGGCAGCGGCAGACGGCGAGGTCACTGCGGCAGAGAAGCAAGCTATCGACACGGCCAGGGAAAGGGCACGGGAGCTTGGCAATCAAGCTGCACAGGCGGCTGCAGCGGCGAAAACGGCAAAGGCATCTGCCGATCAAGCCGCACAAGGTGGTGCTGTTGCACAGAGTGTCGCTGTCGACTGGGGTGGCCTCGCGACTCAGTACGGATTGGCTGCGTCTAGGGCAGACGAGCTTGCAGAAATGCAGGGTCGGCTATGGGCGAGAATGGTGGCCTTCAAAGAAGGTTCTGGGCGCGGGTTCCGAGACTTTGACGACTATGTTGACTCCATCAATCAGGCGTTAGAGGGAGCGGCCAACTACATCAAGGCGATGGACCGCGTAGAGACAACGGCAAAACTCGGCACGGAAGGCTTGGATGAGTACATTCGCGCCATCAAATCGGCGATGTTTTCGTCCCGTCTGCTGGGCCAAGAGGAGATGGAGCCTCTGCGCGAGGCTTTGCGGGATGCGCAAGATCAGATGCGCGATCTATCTCAGTCGGCACGCGACACATTAAACAGTCTGCGCGATGAGTTAGACGAGATGAACAAGAACTACGACGCTATCGAGAAGCGGCGTTATGAATCTCGCAAGGCGGAGTTGGAGGCGCAGCTTGTAACGGCGAAGGCAGCAGGCAATGCCTCGGCTGTTGCAGACCTTTCCAGTGCCTTGCGGTTGCTCAAGGAGGTTTCGAGCAAGAACATCGCCGAGGCTAAAGCCCGCGAGCGTGAAGAAGCGCGGAAGCTGAAGTCTGGCGCTGCGGAAGGCGACGCCTCGTCCACGAGTCCTGCCGTGCAAGTGACGAAGGTGGTAGACATCAACCTTCGCGTCGGAAAGGAGACAGCGACAGTGCAGGCAGTTGAAGGGTCTGAGGAGGCGCTAGTAGCGGCGCTCCGTGCATCGCAAATGGTGGCGAGCTAATGGCAATCACCCTGAGTGATGGAACCACGACCCTGACCCTGCCCGCGGACATGGTCTGGGACGACGAGCACGATTACCACCCGATCGAGCAGGCGGTCGATTACACGCTCACCGGGGCGATCCTGGTGCACACCGCTATCCGGCAGGCCGGGCGCCCCATCACCCTGGTGGGCGCAGAAGATCATTCGTGGGTGCGGCGATCGCTGGTCGATGCACTGAA